CAGTAGAGGCTATCGTTATATAATCTATTGTATTAGCGTCATAACCTTGAAAAAAAACACCTCTGGTTGTACTTGCTGTTGCTGTAAGTGCATATCTTGCAACTGTTAAATCGCCAAAATCAGTAGCATTGCCAGTAGAAGCTATTGTAACGTAATCCATGACATTAGTAACTATGCCACCCCCCATAACACCTCTCGTAGAACTTGCACAAGCACCACTCAGTCGAACCTTTGCATCACTATTTAATCTATCGCCAAAATCGGTGGCATTGCCAGTGGAGGATATAGTTACGTAGTCAATAATATTATAAGTACCCATTAATCCGTACCCCCTGCGAAACAACCCCTAGAACCACTACTAAAAGAAGAAAGCTCGGCTCTTGCTTGTGTTAAATCACCAAAGTCAGAAGCGTTGCCAGTAGAAGATGTAGTTATAAAAGAAATATTATCTATTATTCCAACGCCATCTCCACCATGTATTCCACTTATAACTCCTCTACTACCGCCTGATAAACCGCCATTTTGTCCTTTTGTTAAAACATTCATATCTCCGAAATCAGTGGCATTACCTGTAGAAGATATATTTATATAATCTATTACGTTTAAAGGAACACCGCTTGAATTATAACCTCCTACAAAAATTCCTCTTGCTCCATAATTAAGACTAGCAGGAGTTGCCGTGCTTGTAGAACTCGAAGGACTTGAACCATATTCACTTTTAACAATAGCAGAAACCGTGTATTCAGTACCGTTTGTTAATCCAGTAATCGTAACAGGGCTTGAAGAACTTTCCGCACCTATAGATTCTCCACCTGCAATAGCTGTTGCACAATAAGAACTAATTGTTCCTGTGCTATAACTAGGAGCAGTAATAGCTACAGATAATTGCTCACTACCTACGGAAATATCCCCTAATGTTGGTGCATCAGGTGCTCTCAGTTGGTCAAATCCACCAAGATAACCACCTTTATTAAATTTACCCATTTGTTAAACCTTATTAAGCGTCATCCATAACTTCATAGGATACAAATAAATCTAAGTCACTTGCTGCACTTGCTCCACCTTTAAGTACATCACCTTCCATCAAATATATTGGAGAGGATAGAAGAACGAGGGTAGAATCCGCAGGGACACTAATAGTTTTAGCTAGATATACAGTTGCATCTGCACCTGTCGTTGTTATCCCTGAAGCTCCTGAACCCAATCCATCTACAAATAAATCTACTGTTGCTGCATTTGTTCCGTCTACATTTGCACACGTAATAGAATTTATTTTAAGAATTTTATCTGCATCTACTGTTATTAAAGTTGCCGTAGCAGTGCTTGATAAATTAAATCCTGCATTACCTGCAAGAATACTGGATACATTAATAATATTTGGATTTGCCATGTTTTACTCCTTTATCCGAATACGATTGCCATTGCTATAGCAAAACCTTTACTAGCTGAACTACCTGCTGCATAAGTTTTTACATCTGAGGCAGGAATAGTTTTCATTGTTCCCCCATCATTAACTACAAAACCGTCAGCGTCTGCTAATGTTATTGAACTACCAACAGATGTTCCACCATCTAATAAATTTATTTCTGCTGCTGTAGATGTAACTGCTGTGCTACCAAGAGTAAATTGACCATCTGGAACAATAAGCCCTGCTGCACCATTAAAAATTAAATCATCTGCTGACGTATCCCATGTCATATTAGCAGAAGCAGTATCACCATAAAGTATTACATCATAGCCTTGGTCGTTAGCACCTATAGTTAATGTAGCATCTAACTGCACTGCACCGTCAATATCTACAGCATCTAGGTTAGTAGTACCGTCAATGTCTACATTTCCACTTATATCCAAAGAGGCAGCAGCTACCTCACCCGTAACAGTAAGATTACCTGATGTATCTAAAGTTTGTTTTGTAGCATAAGAACCAGATGTTTTACTTTGGAATGTTACAGTTCCACCGTCAGCAAAATTTAATTTCCACTGGTCTGCATTGTCATCACCTTGGTCAGCTTTAAATGTTATAGCTAAAGCTGCACCCTCTACGTTTTGTCTAATTTCTAGTGAGTCATCACCGTCTTCATCATAGCCTACAAGAACATTCTGGTCATTACCAAACTGTATATATTTATCGTCAGCTATATAAACATCACCCCACTCTGCAGAGGTACTACCTATGTCTGCACCACCAGATGCATCAGGAACAATAGATGTTTCAGCAGTAAATGTATTTGTTCTTATACCTGACGTACCATTGTCTATTGCACCAAATCCACTTGCAATAGAACCAGAGTTTAATGCACCTGTAGTAGTAAGACTAGATAAACTATCTATTGTAGATTCCATATAGGTAACAAGCAGGTCTACATCACGATAGCCTATGTTATTACCGTTATCAAACATAAGTATAGCGTCATTATTAGCTATGGCTGTACTTGTATCTACACTAACAGCAGAAAAATCAGCTACGGTATTTAACTCTGCACCTGTGGCATTAAGTCCTGTTACATTGTTAGCTGCACCTGCAACAGAATCTACGTAGGCTTTTACAGATTGTTGGGTGGGAACTAAAGTAGCACTATTACTGCTCATGTTGTCCTCGTCAACAAAGGCTGTAATAGTTATACTACCGTCAGATAAACTACCGTATGTTACTGTACCTGCAGAAGTTACGTCTGCTCCACTAAATGTTAAAGCAGTGGTCGAACCAGACTTAATTATAAGATTACCAGATGTATTAGTTAAAGCAGCATACTGTGTTCCTGCATCCTTTAACAGAGTATCACCGCCATCTGCATCAAGGACTACATCACCTGCAGTGTCTATTATTAAATCTCCTGTATCATTTACAATATAAGAGTTCGTACCACCATGATATAAATTAAGGTCTTCACCTGCACCTAAAGTAAGTCTACCTGTTGTACTATCGCCAGTTAAATCGTCTGCGTCAGCATCTACGTCTATCTTTAATAGACCGCCAGTTGTAATGTTAGATGCACCGTTATCTATATTACCAAAGCCAGTAGTAATGCTACCGCTACCCAATGCTCCAACTGTTGTAGCTGCAGTTGTAACAAGATTAGGCATTGCTGTAATTTCATCATCTAAATAGGCAGCTAAAGTTGTAACTGCAATTTGTTTCATAGTGCCATCATCATTGATAACAAGTCTATCTGCGTCTGCTACAGTTATACTAGAAGCAGAAGTGCCACCGTCCATAATATTTAATTCAGCAGGAGTAGATGTAATTGCTGTATCACTATCGGCAGCTAATACAGGTAATGTACCACTTTGATTAGGCAGTTTAATTGTTCTATCTGCAGTTGGGTCTGTAATAGTTAGTGTAGTTTCGTGGTCATCTGCAGTAGCACCCTCAAAAACTATAGCATTAGCTGCGTTCATAGTCACAGTATCTACGACAGTTTGTGTTCCACTTACAGTTAAGTTACCTGCAACAGTAACATTAGCACCATCAAATGTTAGTGCTGTTGTCGTACCTGATTTAAGTATTAAGTTACCAGATGTATTTGTTGCACTACCAAAAGTTGTGCCACCATCTTTAAAGAATATGTCTCCACCGTCTGCATCTAATACTATATCGTCAGCCGTATCTAATATTAAATCGCCTGTGTCATTAACTATGTAAGAGTTTGTACCGCCATGATACAAGTTTAAATCTTCACCTGCTCCTATAGTTAATCGTCCTGTAGCACTATCTCCTGTTAAGTCATCAGCATCTGCATCTACATCAAGTTTAACTAATCCACCTGAAGTAATATTAGATGCACCATTGTCTATGTTACCAAACCCTGACGTTATAGAACCACTATCTAAAGCTCCTGTAGTTACAAGATTAGGCATGGCAGTTATTTCATCATCTAAGTATGCTGCTAAATCTGTTACAGCTACCTGAACCATTGTGCCATTATCGTTTAGCACAAGTCTGTCTGCATCAGCTATTGTTGTAGAGGTAGCACTTGTGTCACCATCTAGTATATTTAATTCTGCTGTAGTAGCTGTTGCTCCATCTAATATCTCTAGTTCAGCTTCAGATATACCTGCACTACCTATTGTTATAGTTCCTGCAAATGTAACATTAGCTCCACTAAATGTCATAGCTGTAGTTGGAGTAGAACCTGACTTAATTACAAGCTCTCCGCTACTATTGGTTAATGAGCCAAATGTTGTACCGCCATCTTTAAGAGTGACATCTGCACCATCTGCATCTAATATTATATCACCTGCAGCATCTATAGTTAGATTGTTAGAGCTAGATATAGTTAGGTTTGTACCGTCACCCTCAATTTTTTCTCCATCATCACCAAAGGTTACACCTACATTAGCAGGAACATTAATATCTGTAGTAGCTGTTAGGTTAATATCATTGCCAGATTCAAATGTAAAATCTGTACCATCAGAAGATATATGTTCTCCACCCTCATCAAAGAAATATACTTTTCTATTGTCTGCAATACGCATGACTTCATTGCCATCGTACTGTTGAAATACAATGTCTTTTGCATCTACTTTATTTTTAAAGATTACATCGCTTGAGGAATGAAACATTTGCAGTATAGCTGTGCCATTATCTGCATACGTAATACCCTCACTTGCTGTATCAGCATCTAAAGTAATACCACCTGCAGAGTCTAGGTTAATTGCATTAGAGGCTGTGCCATCTGATACAATGTCCAAGTCTCCATCAGCATTAGAGTGAATGTAAAGTCCTGTATCTCTAAACTGTAATTTTTCGTTACTCGCAATAAGTATATCATCTGAAAACTCAAAATAGTCTTCATCTTCCATCCACTTTAAAACACCATCATTTGTCTCACCATCAAATGTTATGGTTATATCTGTACCTGCTGTACCTGCTCCAAAGGTAAGAGTATTACCTAATAAGCTAGTTATTGGTCCACCCTCTGCAGATGTACCATCGTGTGTGTGTCCTGTTGAAGCTGCAAAGGCACTTACAACGGCATTTAATTCTGCATTTATAGGTGCAGATTTAACAACCGCACTAGCTGTAATATCTGCTGTATTAGTTCTTGTATAGCCTGTTCCCATTACCTTACATCTCCTATTCCATAAGTAACTGTATATCCCTGAACACTATGACTTGGATTTGTGTCATCTGTAACATACTTAAAAGATATTGATTTGCCTGAACCTGAAAATGTTGTAGACTCAACTGGTGAAGGATTACCGTCAAAAATATCTGTAGTGTCATAAACAGCTACATTTGAGCCAGTATCAAAAAATGCTGCAGGACTATCATTACTTATAGTTAAGTTATCAGGATTTAAAACTTCTGTGTTTTCATAATCATAAGTTACAGCTAAATTTATTGTATGTGCTCCTTCTGCACTTAAATATGTAGATACAGTATAATAATTTTTTCTTTGTTCAGGATTGTCCATATAAATAAAAGGTGTTTTATAAATGCTTACTATATTGCCTGTATCAAAAGCATTTCCAGATTCTTGTTGAAATACTTTACCTGAAGAATCTCCATGTACAATAAATTCATCTGTATCTATATAACCACTATCTGCACAAATACATGTTATTCCTGTTAACTGACCAAACTCAAAAGACATTTTTCCTTGATATTCTCTTAATGCTCCTATTAAACCAAAAGAACCTGCGTCTGAAAAAAAGTATCTAAATTGAGATTTACTTCTAATTATTACAGATGTTAATTCTGTTAATGTTTCATCTTTAATTAAATTTTTAATTGTTTGCTGTACGTTTTTAGATACTGTTTCTAAATTAACATCTCCAATTTTAGCTGTACCACCTATAGGTCTTATACCATCTGGCGCAAGAAATAATAAATCACCACCTAATTCTACTACACTA